TTATCTGTGAGAGCCAAAAGAAAGACGGGGGATGAGCTCCAGTTGGAGGTCGGAGCCGGTGCCCCAGCGGTCACGATTGGTTTTGGAATAGTTCACCCGGGAGAGCACGGATTTGAGCAGAGCGTTCTTTTCCGGCGGAGTGGCATCGGGGTATGCGTCCAGCACGTGACGCAGGTCCGGGGCCAGCTGCTGGCGGGAGACGATGGCGGCGCGCAGCTGCTCCGCCCGGTTGGAGAGCTCCATCAGCCGCTGCTCCGCAACCTGACGGCGGGTGGCGTTCTCACGGGAACGATTTACAAAATCGGTGGAAGAATATACACCTTGCTCCGTCAGATCATAGATCCGGGAGAGCTGCCGCTGCAGATCTTCCAGATCTTTTTTTACGCCTTCAATCGCTTTCTCCGTCTGGACCAGCTCGGCCGCCTCGACGCTCTCTGAGGGCTTCACACCGGCGTCCAGATCCGCCAGCCACTTACGCAGGCCCTCCAGCACGGCGTCCTCCACGTCGATCAGACGGCTGCTGACGGTGCAGCAGGAGGTATAGGCGCACAGCAGCCCGTCGGGATAGCCGTTCTTATAGGGACGCCGGACCATGGCGCGGCCGCACTGGGAACAAATCACGAGCCCGGAGAGCGGGTTCTTTGTCTCCGCCTGCTTGGGACCCGGGCGGGAAGGGTTGGCAGCCAGCCGGGCCGCGGCGGCTTCAAATACTCCCTCGGAGACCAGCGCTTCGTGCCGACCATCGAACAGTGTATAGTCCTTTGCTCTGGGACGGCTTTTGGAGACCTCCCCCTTGCTGACGGTTTTAACACCCGCCCGACGCCCCCAGGCGATCTTGCCGGCATAGGCCGGATTGGCAAGGATCGTTCGGACGGCGCAGTTGGTCCAGTCCTTCCCGGAAGGAGAGGGTATCCCCAAATCATTCAGGCGCCGGACGATCAAGGAGACACCCAGCGTACCGGAGGAATAAAGGCCGAATATATCCCGGACCGTGTCCGCGTCGGCGTTGGGGACAAGGATCCAGCCCTTTTCTCCCGGAAGCTTGGCTCGGTCGTATCCGTAGGGCGCTTTGTTGGCCACCCACTTACCCTCCTGTATGGAAGCCAGGCGGCCGCGCTGCTGGCGGCGGGTAATGGCCTTGTACTCCCGCCGGGACATGAAAAGATCAAATTCAAAGTAGTCCTCGTCGTATTCGTTGTTGGGGTCCACGATCTTGGCGGGCGTGATGATGAGGGTGCCGGAGAGCTGGAAGGCCCGCGCCACGATGCCCTGATCGATGGTGTCGCCGCGGGCCAGACGGGAGGTCTCTACCACGTGCACGGCATCCCACACGCCCAGCTCTACCTCATGCAGCAGCTTCATCATCTCGGGGCGGGCAGAGATCGTATCGCCGGAGACTACTTCCCGATATACGGCGGTGACAATGCGGCCAAGGCGGGCAGCATTGCGCCGCAGCTCATTCTCATGCCGGGCAAGCACATCTACATCGGAGCGGGACTCCAGCTCCAGATCGGCCCGGGATTTGCGCAGGTATATTACATCGGGCATAGATTCACCCCTTTTGATAGTAATGCAGATTGTAATACATTTAGGACAATCGCCCGGGGAGACCGGGCGGTCATGTCTATTCACTATGCCAGCGATAGGCGCGTCGGAATCCGGCGTCAATTGCTTCCTGTATTGTAGCAACGTAGAACTCACCGTGATTGGGATCTATGTTCACACGGTCGTATTGCTGATCAAAGGGAAGGTGAAAGATCTTCTCTCCTGAACGACCGATGTTGCACTTGATGAGTGGATAGGAGTTAATATCATCCGCAGGATAGTTTTGCTTATGCTCAATGTTTAAACGGTCTGCATAGGCAATGGCAATATCTGAGAGAGGACAAGTAGTAATAAGCAGCCCCTTGGGGTGAGAGCCTGGATGCTCGATCTCATATCCCATAATGCTGCCGAACAACTGAAAAACATGATTTTCATGGATAGTCTTTCGATCTGACCAGCGCTTGCACTGAATGATTATTACCTCTTTACCTTTGCGTACGATCAGATCACGACCGAGATCCATCTTACCATTTAAGGCACCGAAATACTCCACACGATAGCCGTCAATTTCATATAAATATCCTATGTATCTCTCAAAATCCCGTCCTACCTGCCAATTGCTCCGATGACGCTGGCGCCAGCGATCAAGGGCAAGCTGCCACTTTTCAGCCTCAGAAAAGGAATCATACTCCTTCTGAGACAGATATTTCAAAGATCCATTATCGTCCAACTCTTCAGCAATAGCTTCACTGATCTCTTCAGGAGTATATTCGGATTCTTCTGATAGGGAAGGTTCAAGTGATTCATAAAACCGTAACTGATATTCCAGAGCCTTTACTTTAGCATTCAGATTACGCTTTTCCTTTGCAAGATTACGAACCTCCTCAGCAGCGATACGGGCGGGCCTTGATTTGTTCACCATGTTATCAGCGGTCTTCATATCAACATAGTATTCAAGATCAGCCATCTGAACTGCTAACCAAGAGGAACCCATAGCATCTTGCTTGATACGCTCAATCCCTGCTTCGATCATAGATCTCTTTTTTTCTGCCTGTTTTATAGACTTTTGTATAGCGGCTTCTTTACCAGACAATTCAGCGAGTGTATTGTTTCTCTGCTCAATCATTTCGAGTTCCTTAGTCCCGTCATATCCGGCAAGAAGGCCGAGCTGCAAGGCTAACCGATACATATGTTTGCATGGAATATGACGGGATTGATAATCAGGGCAGGTACAATCGTCTAAGGTGACGTGATATACACCGCTTTTCCCTTTTATTTCTGCTGAGATATAGGGGACAGACTGAAAAGACATCTTCTCAGTTACAGCAGATTGTAGACGGGGATTGCTGGCGAAAATATCATTGAAAATCTGGTGCTGGCAGAAAATTGTTTGAGACTGCTTAATTCCACCTTGTATTTTTGAAATTGCTTCCAGGTTTACCCTGTTTAACTCATCAAAAATCAGAGATCTATAGTATTCTTTTGACCGGTCAAGAATACTGAGCTTTTTATCATACTCAGATTTAAGAGAAAGAGTTTTTGCTTCATACTCTTTCTGAAGAGAATTTTTTTCTCTTGCAATGACGGCTTGAGTTTCTGTTTGGATACGGGCCTGAATTGCGGTTGATATTTTAGAAAAAAAGATAATTATCACAACTATGCCAACCAAAAAATATAGTTCTGTTGGCATGATGTCACCTCACAACAGACGTAAACGCCACGGCTTTGCCAAGGATCCGGACGTCGGAGAGCTGATCTCCTTCATACTGCAGCACAGGGAAGGTGGGATTCTCCGGGCGGAGCTCCAAGCGGCCGGTATAATGGTACACTCGCTTGAGCGTGGCCTCCGTGCCGATAAGCACGGCGGCGATCTCCCCGTTGGCCACGTCCGGCTGCTGGCGGATATAGACGATATCACCGTCGAAGATCCGGGCATTGATCATGCTGTCTCCGCGGCAGCGCAAGGCGAAATCGGCCTTGATGTGTTCGGGGAGATCAACGATATCCTCCACATTCTCCTCGGCGGTGATCGGCTCGCCGCAGGCAATATTCCCCAGGAGCGGGACGCCACTCATGGAGGGCATGGGGAAGATGTTGTCGGGAATTGTAGAGGACGCACCGCCAACAAGTGTATTCATATCAACATTGTAAAAATCAGCGATAAGCTCCAACGTTTCAAAATCGGGTTCACGTTTCCCTGTCTCATACATACTTAGCGCGCTACGAGTAATACCCATCTGTCGTGCAGCTTCAAATTGAGTGAGTTGATCCTGTTTTCGAAGCTTAATAAGCATTTCACTGAATGCTGACAATAATATCACCACCTTGTACATGAAACTTTAACACAAAACGTGGCGAAAGTAAAGAAAAAAGTGCCACAAAAAGTGTTGACATGAGCAGCGAGGTGTGTTATAAAAGAATTGCCACGAAAAGTGGCGACTTAAGGAGGGGAGCAGCGTGCAAACGGCATTAGAAATTGGCATTAAGCTCAGAGAGCTCCGAGGGAATACACCAAGAAGTGAAGTCGCAAAATCTGTTGGCATCAGCATATCTGCGTTGCAGATGTACGAATGCGGAGATAGAATCCCGCGAGATGATGTAAAGGAATCAATTGCGCGTTTCTATGGTGTTACCGTTGGAGCTCTTTTTTTTAACGAGAAATGCCACGAAACGAGGCAATTCGAAGAAGCCTGCACTTGATTTATCACCGGTGCGACACCAGCGATAGGTGATGGGAAGGGGGTGAGGGAGGATGAAATCGCTTCGATCACGAGGATATGACGTGGAAAAGAAAGCAGACGTCAGCATAGAAATACAGGTAACTGCGGGCGGAAAAGACTTGGATTGGAGAAAAATCCGGAAGCTGCTGAGAAAAATACGCCGCCGATACGGGAATATCGACGGCACGGAGTATCTGGTTATGTTCAGCTCTCAGGATCAACAACATCAACCTCTTCATAATTGACAGATCCGTAGCTGTTTTTACGGAAAGCTTCGAAATGGACGCCTGCCGGAATCTCATCTTCTTCGTCAGGCTCCATCAGAGAGACCTCAACATAATCCATTCCGTCTTCGAGGATCTCCTTGATTTTTTCGTACAGCTCGGATACAGGCACGATATACCGCATGAAATTCCCTCCTTTCGCCGGCATCATACCACGCCGGCAAGGGAGAGGCAAGAGGGGGGACGACGTGAAGCACGGGAAGGCGCCGACGGTGGCGCAGAAAAAGCTGTTGAAAAAGTGGCGGCTCAACCCGGAAAACTGGCTGGTCGTGAAGAACCAGCCGGAGCGGATGGTGATCGTGCACCGGTTCAGCAACCAGCTGCGGGAGATCCGGAAGGGGTAGACACCTCATCCGGCGGGCAGGGCCCGGGGCCTTCCAGCAAGGGGAAGGTTTCAGCGGATAGGACAATCCGGGCGAAGCATAGGTTTTGAAGAAAGGCGGTGGGCCGGGTGGCCGTTGTGGCGGAATTCAAAACTTCAAAGGGCGTCACGATACGGATCCTGGACGACGCCTATAAGGACAAAACGCCGGAGGAGCTAGCGCGGATCCGGCGGGAGGCCCAGGTGACAGCCTGGCGGATCGCCGAGGCAAAGGCCCGGCGGGCATTACAAAAGAAAGGAGATCAAGATGGACATTCTCAAGCAGGTGAAGGAGGGCACGGAGTTCCTTGACGACTGCGTGGCCATGTGTGAGGCGGTTCGCTGCCTGGAGGAAAAGGGCGCGGAGAGCATCGACACCGAGGGCGTGACGCTGACGGAGGCCGTGTTCGACCGCTGTTTTCCGGGAAAGGAGTGGCATGCGGTGCTGATCGACGGCGAGCCCATTGGGTTGGAGACGAAGACCGCGCTTTACAGAGGCTTCGTTTTCGACACAGTCAGGGAGGCGGACCATGGCGACCGGTGAATGCTTCCTCTGCGGAAACTATGAGACCGTAGAGCGGCACCATCTTTTCGGCGGGCCCTTCCGGAAAAAGGCGGACCGGCTGAAGCTGACGGTGATGCTGTGCCCCTGGTGCCATCAGATCGATCCCGACAGCGCCCATAAGAGTGCCGAGACCCGGCTTTACCTGCACAAGAACGGACAGGCCCGGGCCATGAAGGAGCAAGGCTGGACTGTGGAGGACTTCGTGAGGGAGTTCGGGAAGAACTACCTGGACGCGGACGAGCTGGAGGCGCTGACCGCCGAAGGGGAGGAAAACAACAGCTTTCAGGTGCTGGAGCGGGAGGAGGTCCTGCCGTGGTAGACCACAGATGCAGGTCCTGCCGGTACTGCGGCTACACCGGCGTGCTGGGGTGGACCTGCGATTTCATCCTGATCACAGGCCGCTCCCGGACGGTTGGCATGACAGACGCCGAGAAAGCCCGGCCCTGCGGGAAGTACGTTCCGGGGAAACGGGTGCGGCAAGTGGAGAATATCGCATATTCCGAGAACGGACGGTTTACGTTTGACCAGCAGAAAATCCGAAAGCTCTATTTTCAAGGGCTCAACGACCCCGAGATCGCAATGAAGGTGGGCTGCGAAAGGCAGACGGTATGGAGATGGCGGCAGAGGCACAATCTGGCGCCGAACCAGCCGCCGGGAAGGCGGAAGAGAACCGCCTCCGGCACAAGTTCCGGTTCGGGATGACTACAGGAAGGAGCAAACAATGGCAGGCAGAGAGAGCACGTGCGTATGGTGCGGGAAAAGGATCCTATGGATCCCCGGGCCGGGAGGCCGGCCGATCCCGGTTGAGGCGGGATTCACGCCGTACCGCCGGGCGGAAGGGGAGCAGCCCAATCTGCTGTACACCGCAGATGGCGGCAAGATCCCCTGTGAGATCCTGCCGGAGGAGCGGGACCGGGAGGCAACGGGCTTCGCCCACATGTACCATTTCTGCACAAAAAAACCCGCCAGGCGGCGGGAACTGACCTGGCGGGAGAAGAGAAAAATGGATCTTGGATTCTGAAAGGAGGACGACATGAGCAAGGCAAAAGCGTATTTCGTGGCGGGGATCATCGTGATCCTGGCAGGTGGATTTTTATACAGCCTGTGGGAGCACGAGATCTGGAGCTACTTCGTGGCGATCCAGGTTTTCGGCTGGTACGGGCTGCTGCAGGCGGGATTGCACATGGCCGGATGGCTGATGAAGGACGAGCCCGAGAGGGAAAAGACCTGCTTCGACTGGGCCCGGGGGGGAGAGCAGGAACCCGTGATGAACCGATCCGGGGCTTGTGAGGACGAAAAAGCCGCTTCGGAGCGGGCACTCCGGAGCGGCGGGTACAAAAGGGCAAAACGAAAAAAGCCTCTTGTGACCCTCATCTTACCATAAGAGGCTGCGGAATGCAAGAGGCCGGGAGGAGATCGAGATCCTTCGGCGGCGCCTCGGGATGACAAGGGAGAAAACAATGGATTTTTATGAAGAAGCAAAAAAGAAGCTGGAGGGAGGAGCCGTTCCCCCTGACCGGAAGGCATCCGCCATGGCTCCGGCGGTGAAGGAAGCGCTGCTCTCGTTCTGCCGGCAGGATGAAGAATTCGCCCAGGCAGTGGCGCAGGGGGGCAGTTTCAAGGACTGCATGACCGACGTGGCAAAAGGCGTAGGGACAAGCATAAGCGATCTGGACGCCTATAAACGGGCGGTGGAGTTCTATTTCAAAGGGGCGGAGATCCGCATGACGATGACCATTGATCTGATCGGAGCGGCACGGGGCGAGGCTGAACCGGAAAAGAAGACCGGCATCGTGCTGAATCTGGAGGATTTCCTGTGAACCCGCCGTGCAATCTGCCGGAGGCAGAACAGGAGACTGTGCTGGGACTGTTCCGGGGAACTCTGACGGCAGAGGAAGAAAGCTCGATACGGGAAATGTTCCCGCAGTATCTGTTCTTCCGGAACGAATACACGGACGACGGCTGGAACGTGAGCAGCGATCCGGTGCGGCTGTGCACCTGCACCGCCTGCGGGGAGACCTTTGAGGTCGTCCGGGGCAACTACGCCAGAGGGAAGCTCCACAACGAGGAGTGCAACTGTCCCAGCTGCGGCGTGCGGGTGACCGGAAAGGCCGTGGGGAAATTCGGATACGCCATGTCGAGCCTGGAAAGCTGGATCAAGACGGCGGTGGCCTATCCGTCCGAGGGCGGGGCGCTCATGATCGAGAGCGGGAACGTGCGCCGGTCTTTCAGCCACGACGACCTAACAGGGACGATAGACTGGTATCCCGAGAAACGCTACTACTTTGCCCGGGGCATGACGCAAATGTGGGAGCACCGGGTATTGAACTGGGCGTGCTGGCCGGAAACGCCGGAGCTGCGGTGGCTGCCAACCGGAAGGATACGGGAACCGTTTGCGCCGAACATGATGGGGTCCACCTGGTACGACGGGGCGTACAACATCGTGGGCCTGGGCGCGGCGCTGGAGGAAACGGAGCTGAAATACTGCCAGATCCTACCGTTTTATGAGCGGGCTTACGGCGCGGATCTGCCGGAGCTGGCGACGGGAAAATACATGATCAAATATCTGGGCTGGTACTGTGAGCATCCGCAGATCGAGATGGCGGTAAAGCTGGGACTGGAAGGCGCAGTGAGAGAACTGATCGAGACAGGCCGGCGCAACGCCCGGCTGCTGGACTGGAACGCAGCGACGCCGGAAAAGTTCCTGCGGATGGACAAGCAGAGCGCCCGGCTGTTTATCCGGGCCGGCATGGATTTTGCCGACCTGAAGAACAAACAGGAGCTGGCGCCCAAAATGAGCTTAACGCATTTCATTGACCTGAGCGACCGTGCGGGAGGCATCGATAACCTGCGGAGGATATCGCTGTGCGCCAGGCAGGCGTCGGTGACGCTGGAGCGGGCCGTGCGGTACATAGAGAGCCAGGAGCCGGAATGCTCCCGGTACGCGCCGCCCAGATCGACGATCATTCAATACTGGATGGACTATCTGGAGATGGCGTCGGGGCTGCGGTACGACCTGGGGGAAGAAACGGTGGCCATGCCCAGGGACCTGAAAACCCGTCACGACACCGCGGCGGCTCTGATCCGACACGCAAAAGACGAAGCGGAATTGAAAGTTTACGGCAAGCGCCGGAAAAGGCTGGAGAGGAAGTACGCCTTCGCCCTGGGCGGGCTGTGCGTACTGATACCGGCCAGCGCTCAGGAGATCGTGGACGAGGGACAGAAGCTGCACCACTGCGTAGGCGGATATGCCCAGCGGCATGTGAGCGGCAGCGCGACGATCCTTTTCCTGCGGCACGAACGGCGACGGGGGCGCCCGTGGCTGACCATTGAGGTATATGAAGATAAAGGAAAGATCCGCATCCGGCAGGTCCACGGCTGGCGAAACGAGAACTATCCGCACGCCGTAAAGCCGGAAGAGAAATACGGCTGGTTCCTGGACGCCTGGCTGGGCTGGGTGAACAGCGGCAGCCCCAGGGACAAGGCCGGGCGCCCGGTGACGAATGACAGACAGGAGGTTAAAACCGCATGAATGAGCTGACAATGAGCAATGAGGCGGAAAGAGATCCTTCGCTGACGCTCAGGATGACAGAGGAAAAGACGCTCAGGATGACAGAAGTAAAGGACCTGACCCCTGCCCAGCTGGGCGGGGAGATCCGGCTGCTGACCAGTCAGGCCCGGCGGATGGCGCTTTCCTACGCCATACAGATCGGATACCGGCTGGCGGCGGCCCACGAAAAGGTGGGGCCTCACGGCTGGGCGGAATGGCTGAAAAACGAGACGGAGTTTTCCGCCGCCGCAGCCTCCCGGTTTGAGGCACTGTATAAGGGATACGGTGAGGATCAGGGCTCCCTTTTCGGCGTGGAGAATAAATTTCCAACGTTGGAAAATTTGAGTATTTCCAATGCTTTGCGGCTCCTGGCGGTGCCGGAAGAGGAGCGCGAAGAGGTGGCCGCTGAGGTGGACGCCGAGCACCTTTCCGCCCGGGAGCTGGAGAAGGCCCTGGCCGAGCGGGATGAGGCGCGGCGAGCGCTGGGGAAGGCGATCAAAGAGAAAGATGAGATCCTTCGCTCCGCTCAGGATGACAAGGAAAAGTTGGAGACGGCCATAGCTGATGCTGTCAGATGGGAAGAGACGGCGGGCTCTTATGCTTCCCAGGTGAACGTTCTGCAGGCTGATCTGCTCGAAGCCGGAAAGCGGGTGAAGGAGCTGGAGAGCAAGCCCGTGGAGGTTGCCGTGGAGCGGGACGAAAAGGCCATCCGGGAGGCCGCCGAGGACGCCAGGAAGAAGGCAGAGGAAGCGGCCAAGGCCGAGTTGGACAAGCTCCGGAAGAATCTGGAGAAAGCCGAGGAGGAGAAGGAAAGGATCCTTCGCTCCGCTCAGGATGACAAGGAAAAGGAGGCGGCAAAGGCCGAGGCGGAGAAGGCCAGGGCCGAAGCCGAGGAGCTGCGAAAGAAGCTGCTCTCCGCTGCGAGCGGGGCCAATGTGGCGGCCACCCTGTTCTCTCTCGCACAGCAGAATTTTGCCGCCGCGCTGGAGAAGGTGACGGCCATGAAGGCCACGCATCCTGAAGTGGCGGGGAAGCTGCTGGTCGGCATGGATACCGTGCTCTCGAGGATCCTGGAGCAGGTAAAGGAGGCACAGAAATGAAGGAGGTACAGTATACCTTCCAGGTGCCGGACTTTTGCCCGGAGCATTGCGTGGCCTTTAGCCCCTTCCGGTATGAGAAGCAGAACTTATGGCGCTGTCTGCATGAAGATCAATGCAAGGAGCTGCGCCGGGTGATCGAGATGAACGCTCAGCTGGACAGGCTCATGGAGAACGCGGGCGGGACAAGCCCCGCCCCTACGGGGAAAACGGAGGCCGACGCATGATAAAGCGCGTTGAGCGCCGGGCGGTACATGTCGCCGCGGTGATCATGCAGAGGGACGGCTTATGCCGATATGAGGCCCCAACGCTGTGCAAAAAGGTCTATCCGCCGGACGACGCTGGGTGTGTGCGGTGTATTGAGAGCTGGCTTCTGAGCAGGGCTCGGCGGGAGTTGAAGAAGGAGGGGCTGAAATGCTGAACTTGCCGATCAAAAAGCGCTGGTTCGATATGTCCCTCCGTGGGGAGAAGGGTGATGAGTACCGCGAAGATAAGCCATATTGGAGAAAGCGCTTTGCCAGCATCGGCCTGTGCGATGAAAACGGGGTTCCCACAGGACGGACGGCAGAGGTGATCTTTCGCAACGGATACGGGAAGAATGCACCTTTCTTCCGGGCGGTGGTGAGGATGTCTTTCGGACCGGGCCGCCTGGAATGGGGCGCGATACCGAAGAAGAATTATTTCCGGCTGCACTATGAGGAGATCTTTACTTCCGAAACCAAAAAAAAAAACACTCAATTTGAGTATGGGAAAACACTCAAATTGAGTACAGCCATTTTATCCCGGATTAATTTGAGCATTTCAAAGGCTCCGGGATGACTGAAAAGACAGGGAGAACGCCGATCGGAAGCCGGGCAAATCCCCCTGTTACTTATAGAAAAGTCGGGGTGGATCGTGGGAAAAAACAGGAATTGGACGCAGCAGGAAGAAGAATGGCTCCGGGAACACTGGGGCCAGATCACCGTTGGTGCTGCCCTGCCGGCCGGAAGAGCTGGACCTGAGGCGGGCGGCTGAACTGATCTGCGCAGACAGCCAGGGGCGCGTGTTGATTACGGGCGGCCCCGGAGATCCCGGAGATCCGGCTGCTGGCGGAACAAGACGTAAAGTGCATCGCTTTGGCGGCCCGGGTGAATGACGGCGAGGTGCTGACGTCATATTACGAGACAAACGCAGTGGACAAGGCGCTGCTGGACACGCATATTCAGGCCGACGCCATGTTCGATATGACGCTGGCCAACGCAAGAATGATCGTGGAGGCGGCGGAGGAACAGGAGGACGACGATGTTTGAGGATAGAAATCTGGAACGAGTGCTCCGAAGGGAGGAAAAGCAGGGGATCGACCTTTGCTTCGGCGAGGACGTGACGCTGCTGACGGCGCAATGGATGGCGGTACTGCCCAGGCATCGGCTGATGGACGAGTACAGGCAGACCCTGGGGGCCGTTGTGGAGGCACTGGGCTACATCCCGGACAGCGAGATCGTACATATTGAAAAAAACAAGGACGGCTATCTGATATCCCGGCCGCTGCCGGAGGTGGTGGGAGAGGACGTGGCCAGCTTTTTCCCGGATCGGGAAGAGAAGATCAAAGCCATCGGCCTGAGCATGAGCCTGTGGGCTCTTTATCAGACCAGAGACGGGACTATCTACGGCTGCGCGGGCGGCGGACCCGCCTTGGGGGTGCTGCAGACCTCCATTGGGGACAACGGCGTGCTGGTGCGACGGGATGAGAACACCGGGGAGGCAGTCTACCGACGCACCGATCGGCCCAGAGAGGACAAGGACGGCCCAGAGACGCTGGAAGCATGGAAATACCTGCAGGAACGCAGCTGGTGCCGATGGGACGAGGAACAGCCGTCCGGCGAGATCGACGGACAGGAGGAGATCGAAAATGAGTGAATACCTCTGCTGTCTGCTGGTCCTTTGCGCTTTGGCATATCTGCTGGGAAAGGCATTGCGCCGATGAAGATCCTGGAAGCCGCCGCGGCTTTGATCGGCGCCGTCATTGCGCTTTTCTTCTGGTGCGCGTTCAGAATTACAGGGGAGGATGACTGAAATGGGAAAGCTGCTTGTAAAAGTCGAGATCAATATATGGAAGAACGGCAGCCCGGCCGTATTCACAAAGCCAGTGATACGGGAAACCGAGAAGAGCCTTTTCGTGAAAACGCCGCACCGCGTCCGGGACCGGGAACAGCCCATGATGAAGGTGGGACCCTTCAACAAGAATCTGCTGGAGCGGGTGGGTTCGCCGCGCCCGGGTATAAAGCGGAGCTATTTTGTGACGGACAGCGCCGCGAGGATCCGCGAGACGCCGGAGTATCGGCTGGCCGTAATCCACATGATGGACGAGATCCAGGCGGAGCTGATACAGGGCGAGACCAACCTGGCCGCCATAGAGGACGGACTGTATGAGAGAGAGCGATTTGAAAAAGACATGACAGAAGCGAGGACAAGCTCCGCCCACAGGTGAAAGCAAAGAAAAAGCCCCGGCTCATGGAGCCGGGGCGAAGGCATAGGCAGTCAGGAGAGACGCTGCAGAAGGCTCTCCTGGAGGACCTGGGAACAGTTGATACCGCGCCTATCCGCCATGGAAGCCATCCAAGCGGGGAGAGACACATTCTTCCGGACGGCGCGGGTGTCGATCTGCGCGCGGTAGGCGATGGTGTCAGCCTGCACGAGAGAGAAAACAGACTCGGCAGTATGAGCAATCTTGCCTTGAGCGGTAGGCGCCGGGATGGCACGCTCTTCATCTTCCGCAGCGACAAGCCAAATGCTCATGGCGTCGGAGATCTGTTCGAGGGCATCCTCCAGCGTGTCGCCCGTGGTGATGCAGCCGGGAAGATCGGGAACACTGGCATAATACTCCGTCCCGTCCTCTGTGGGGGTAAAAACCGCGGTATAGGTGTACTTCATAGGCTCATTCCTTTCGGGCAGGAACCGGGGGCTTCGTCAGCCCCGGCCCCGCTTGTTTTGCTTTATTTCTTTCTGAATGTATCGCAGCGTGTTTTCCGAGAACTTATGACGTTTGACGGTAATGGAACAATTCAGTTCCGGGTTGTAATACAAATCGTGGCTGCTGCCGTGCCTGTCAAATCGGTATCCGTTGTTTTTCAGCTCTTCCAGAGCTTTGTCTCTTGGTGTCATTGCCAAACTCCTCTCTACGATCTTAATTATACACACTTTTGCGCAAAAGTCAATAGGAAATTGCGCAAAAATACACAAAAATCGAAGGCTGAGATGGCTGCCGAAAAACGGCGGCGATCTGAACCTTTGAGCAATGTTCTTTGACAACCGCAGAATATGGCGCGGAGCTGCCCCTGAGAAAGGCAGCTCAGGCACGCAGATACGGCAGGAGGACCGGGGATCCGGAAGCCTGCAGGGATCCTTCAAATCACGATGACCTCTGCGGAGGTCATATAATCGCCTGCGGCGGCGTGATTTCCGGGCGGGAACCATGTTCCCCCCGGAGGCCCCCTTCTTTTTGGCTGAGGGGACCTGAGGCGCGGAAGCCTGCAGGGGATCCTTCGCTTCGCTCAGGATGACAAAAGGGCGCTCGGGATGACGGGAGAAGGCGAAGGGGATACCTATTATGTATCGCGTGCGCGCGTGTTCTTTGCGGAACTTGATAACGGCCGGGTTTTCAACCAACCAAGGATCGAAGCCGGAACGGTGGCCGACCCCGCGGAAATGAGCGGGGCAGCCAACGGGAGAAGGAGAGTCGCTGTATGTCCGAATGGTACATATCCACCTATCGCTGTTCCAACGGGGTGGAGGAAAAAACAAAATATCCGGTGCCTGACCCTTCACCGAAAGAAGGAGCCAGAAAGCGGGAGAGGGTGATCCGCCGGGCCGAGAAGGGCTGCACCGAGGCAAAGCACGAGGTGTCCAGACTGCTCAACGAGAACTTTCGGGCCGGGAGAGACTTCCACATCACGCTGGAGTTTGACAAAGCCGGTTATCAGAAGCTGCAGAAAAGGGCGGGATCGCTCCGGCACGACGACCTTCTTCTTGCAGCGGACCGGGAAGCCGTGAATTTTATCCGCCGGGTACAGCGGGAGTGCAAAAAGCGGGAAGCGGAGTTGAAGTATCTCTTCGTCGTTTCCGACAAGAACGGAAAGACGGGGGGATACGCCCGCCCCCACGTGCATCTGGTGGTGTGCCGGGAGGCTATGGAGATCTGCCTGGCCAAATGGACAGCCGGGAAGGCCAGGGAGAGCGTGCTTTACGGAGGCCGGGGCGGAGATCTGGGCGATCTGGCGTTCTACATGATAGCGCAGACCCGGTATATCCGGAACCGGAAGAAATACACACCAAGCCGAAATCTTGCCAAAGCATTGGTGCTGCCGCCGGTAAAGAGCAAGAATCCGGAGGCAGAGCTGCGCACACCTCCCGGCTGCGTGAAGATCTGGCAGGCGGAGAACCGGGGAGGCCGGGCCCAGCATCTGCGGTACTGGCGGCCGCCGGGCACGAGAGAAGACGAGGAAAGCGCGTGATAAGAAATGCGAAGGCCGGCTCGCGTGTCTCTGCGCGCGGTCATTAGACAATTTTTGTGGAGGCGGTGCATATGGGACGGTTTTATCCGGTAAGATGCTCACGGACGGTTGCGGAGCAGAAGTTCATAAGGGCCAAGCTGGATCTGTGGAAAAAGCTGCCGGAGTTGGAGCGGGAGCGGATCCGTGAGCAGATCGAAGCGATAGCGCGGGGCGGCGTGGAGCGTTCCGCGCTGGAGGCCGTTCTGCTGCGTGGGGTGAGCCCGCGGACGGCATCGGAGCGGTACAGGCTGGACAAGGGAAGAGTCTATGAGATGCAGCGCGAGTTTTTGGAGAAGGTGAAGCTGTGGCCCTGAATCCGAGACAAAAGAGATTCGTGCAAGAGTACCTGCGCTGCGGCATCGGCAAGGAGGCCGCCATTGCCGCCGGCTACAGCCAGAAGAGCGCCGAGCAGCAGGCCAGCCGTCTGCTGGCCATGAGCGAGGTGCAGGCGTACCGCCGGGAGATGGAGCAGAAGCTCTTCGACGAGATGGGGATTTCGCCGGCATGGATCGGACGCCGCCTGGTGGAGATCGTGGAACGGAGCACCCAGGGCGTACCGCACTTGAGCTGGAACCACGCCACAAGGCAGAAGGAACCGGACGGCCTTTGGGTGGCAGACGACACCACGGCCATCAAGGCGCTGCATGAGCTGTTCGTGCAGCTGGGCTATGCCAAGGGCGAGGAGGAGAGCGCCGAGCAGCGCCAAAGCTTTGAGGACTGGTTGGCAACGCAGGGAGAGCCCAAGCTATGAATCCGTTGATTGCGAGAGAATACATAGAGCATTGTCTAAAGATCCGGACCAAGAGCGGGGCTGTAATACCATTTCGCCTGAATCCGGCCCAGGAAAAGCTTTACGAAGTAGCCAGACGGCAGCAGGAAGCGGGAAAGCCGGTGCGTATCATCATCCTGAAGGCCAGACAGCTGGGCTTCTCCACGCTGACGGAGGGGCTGATCTTCCACACCTGCGCCACAAGGCGGAATATCAACGCGCTGATCGTGGCTCACCGGGACGACGCTACGGCCAACCTGTTTCGCATGTCGAAGCTTTTCTACGACGAGCTGCCGGAGCCCATCAAGCCCATGGTTCGAAGCTCCAACGCCCAGGAGCTGGTGTTTGAAAACCCCACACGCAGCCAGAAGGAGAAGGCGGAGCGGCCGGGACTGCGTTCCCGGCTTCGCTGCGCCACCGCCGGCGGCCGGGGGATCGGCCGCAGCGACACGCTCCAATGCGTGCATCTGTCGGAGTACGCCTTCTGGCCGGAAGGGGCAGACGGAAAAGCCGCCACCCTGACGGGGATCCTGCAGGCAGTGCCCTCCATGCCCGGGACTATGGTGGTGATCGAGAGCACGGCCAACGGCTACGAGGACTTCAAGGAGCGCTGGGATGCGGCCTGCGCCGGAGAAAACGACTTTGAAGCAGTGTTCTTTGCATGGTTCGAAAACCCGGAGTACATGATGGAGCCCGTTCCGGGAACGGACTGGACGCCGGAGGAGCGGGAACTGCAAAAACGATACGAGTTGAGCGAGGGACAGCTGCAATGGCGCCGCTGGTGCATCGCCAACAACTGCGGCGGGGATCTGGACATGTTCCGACAGGAGTATCCCAGCAACCCGGACGAGGCCTTCCTCCACTCCGGCACCGGCGTGTTCGACAATGAGCAGGTGATCCTGCGACGGGAGACAGCCCCGGAGCCGGTGCGGCGGGGAAACTTTGTGTGGGAGGATGGAGAAGCCGAGACAGACCGTTTTCTGTTTTCCGAGGATCCGATTGGTGCGGTAAAGATCTGGAAGGAACCGGAGGAGGGGCACCCTTACGTCATCGGCGGAGACACAGCCGGGGAAGGGTCTGACTGGTTCACCGCTTTGGTGATCGACAACTCCACCGGAGAACAGGTGGCCTCCCTTCGGAGGCAGTACAGCGAGCCGGAGTACACCCGTCAGATTTACGCCCTGGGGATGTATTACAACGCCGCCATGGTGGGACTGGAGACCAACTTCTCCACCTACCCGGTGATGAAGCTCTACGAGCTGGGGTATCCCAACCAGTACGCCCGGGAGCGGGAGGACACCTATACCCGGCAGCTGCGGAAAAGCTACGGCTTTCGCACCGACCGGGTGACCCGGCCGCGGGCCATTGCCGGGCTTGTGGAGGTGTTTTCCGCGCACCCCGCATGGTTCAAGGATCCCGAACTGCTGGGGGAAATGCTGACCTTCTGCTATAACGAGGATCACCGTCCCGAGGCTTTGGCGGGAAAGCACGACGACATGGTGATGGCGGCGGCGATCACCTACGCCATCCGCCACCAGCAGCGCATGAGCGTTACGGAGCACAGTGAGCCGCCGGCGGAAAAGCTGATCGTAAAATTGGAGCGGGAGCAGAGACACCGGCGCCGCTGGTGAGAGCATGAGATGAAAAAGCGCAGGGGAAAAGCCCTGCGCTTTTTTCGCACGGCAAGTAACAGAAAAACCGGAAACGCATTGGTATTGCTGGAAAAAAGTCCGGGAAGATTGGCGAAAACAACGTGGTATGCTTTATTTGAGCAAATAATCCCCTATATCGCATGGGCCGGCAGTACAGGCCCGGAAAGGACAAAAAATGCTTGAAGAAGAGAACGGAAGTCTGGAAGAACAGACGGAGGAAGTCGTAACTCCTCAGGAAGGTGCGGAAGCCGCGGAGCAGAGCTCCGAGGGCGAACAGAGCTCCGACGACGCCGACCGGGGCCGGCAGACGCATGAGGAAAACCGCCGGTATCAGGCGGCCCGCAGGGCCGGCGAGCAGAGCGGTTATGACAGGGCCATGCGGGAGGTAAATGAGAGGATCGCCCGCGTGGGCATGCGGGATCCCGACAGCGGTGAGACCATCGGTGATATCGCCGGGCTGGAGAACTATTCCAAGTCTGTGCGCAGGGCCAGGATCGCCCAGCGGGCGAGAGACGAGGGGAGAGACGCCGCCGAGATCGAAGAGGAAGAGGACAACCGGGACTTTTTGCGGGATATGCGCCGCCGGGATCAGCAGGAGCGGGAGACCGCCCGCCGACAGCAGTGGATCGCTGCGGACGCCAGGGCCTTTACGGAAGCGTATCCGGACGTGGATCTGGCCGAGCTGGACGAGGACAAAAGCTTTCGGCGATTCTGCGGCAGCCGATACGGCAGGGAGCCGCTGGCGGAGCTTTACGGGGACTACGTGGAGATCGCCGGAAAAGCCAGCGCCGCAGCCCTGGCCAAGGCGGAAAGCAAGGCGGAGCGGGCCACGGGCACCGGCGGCGGGAAAGCCGCTGACGCCGTGCTGACCAAGAGTCAGAAGGAGAGTCTGGACGCCTGGAACGAGCGCAATCCGGGCATGAAAATGACTGCCAAGGAGTTTCTGAAGTGGCAGCAGTAAAAAACTGAGGAGGGATTCTGATGTCTTATATCGGAGTAATCAACAACAACTGGAAAACCGACCTTTATCCCTACGTGGGCAAGGCTTTTGAGGTCGCCTATGCCAACCGGCTGAACAAGCTCAGCCCCATTGTGGGCGAGGTGACTACGCCCAACGTGAGTTACGAGCTCACCGGCGCCGGCGGATACGGCGAGCCCCAAGAATACGACGGAGAGCATCTGAATGAGGGCAGCCTGAAGCGTGCCTTCAAGACCACGATCGTCCCCGTAGAGTACGATCTGGCGGCTAGGATCGGTTACAAGGAAGCCAAGATCGACAAGATGGGGGAGACCCGGAAGGTGGGGCGCCGTCTGGGTGACGGCATGGGCCTGAAGGTCTACCTGGAATGCCTGCGGATGTTCGGCGGCGCCTTTGACGCGGCCAAGACCGGAGGCGACGGAGTGTGCTGGGCCAACGCAGCGCATCCCGTGGCGTCCAGCGCATCCAACCACCCCGCCCGTACCCATACCCCGGACGCCGATGCCGGAACCTACTCCAACCTGGTAAACGACGAGCTGAGCGTGGCCGCCATTACCAAGGCCCAGGGTATGGCCAGCCGGTTCGTCACCCCCGACGGGATGCCCTTCCTGTGCGACATGGACACGCTGCTGGTGAGTCCCGAGCTGGAGGCCGAGGCCAAAAAGATCTGCGGCGAGGACGCCAAGCTCTACCCCGATCAGGCCGAGCACGTGAACCCCTGCAGGGATCTGCAGTACATCGTGATCGGCGGCGGCAACGACGGCTTCACCGCCAAGCAGTGGGCCGTGTGCGACAGAACGCTGATGAAGGAGATCGTGAACATCATCTATATCACCAAGCCCACCGTTGTGCACAACAAGATGGACAACCCCCTGGTCACCCAGTTCGTGTCCTATGCCGACTTCGCCTGCGGCTGGGGTGACGCCCGGCAGATCATCTTTTCCACCGGCGCCGGCGCGTAAGGATATGGAGAGCGGAGTAAAGATGCTGCTGGCCGCCATCCTGGCGGCCGTGGCGGCATACATGAAGGAGCTGGTGGCGCCCATGATGGTGCTGCTGATCGTGATGCTGCTGGACTACGTGAGCGGGATCTCCGCGGCGTGGGTGACCGGACAGCTCAGCTCACGGATCGGGATCGTGGGGATCGTGAAGAAGATCTCTTATCTGCTGATCGTTGCCGTGGGCATGGCGCTTGACTACCTGATCGGTGTGATCGGCGGTTCTTTCGGCATTGAGATGGAGCACGTATTTTTTGTTGGTCTGCTGGTGATTGTCTGGCTCATCATCAATGAGTGTATCTCAATTCTGGAAAATGCGGATGAAATGAAGCTCCCGGTCCCGGCATTCATAGGGAAAATACTGCAGAAACTGAAACGGCACGCTGAGAGCGCCGCAGGCGAAGACACAGACGAGTAGGAAGACAGGGCGGACAACCTCCGCCCTGTTGAAGCATTTTCACGGAGGGATATACGGTGACACTGGGTGAAGCAAAAGACAAGGTGTATATGCTCCTGGATGAGCACAGCGCCGGCGGCGAGGTGGAGCACGACCAGGACATTGAGCTGAAAATGAATCGGTTTTTTGATATGGCGCAGAAGCAGCTGAGCCAGATCAAGAAGATCGTGAAGATTCGCCGGTTCACGGCGGTAAGCGGCAGAACGGAATACACGATGCCGTCGGATTTCCGGTCCGTCTATCGGGTTTGGAGGGACGGCTCGCCGGCTACCGGCAGATATCGCTGGCGGGGAGGCCGACTGCTGGTCCCGGAGCGGGACGCAGGACGGGAGATCACCGTTGAATACTTCGCCGATCCGGCCACCATCGACGCAGACGCCGACGACGAATACGAGTTTGAGATCGCGGAGGACGCGGCGGAGTGCATGCCCTATTTTGTGGCAGCCCAGCAGCTGCTCCCCGATCTGGTAATGGACTACAGCGGGATGCTGCAGATGTACAACATGGCTGTGGGTATGCTGGACACAACCATTCCCGGGGAGAATATGAAGATCTCCCAGAGTTTTTTTGGAGGATAAGCCATGGGATTCAACGACTATAAGCTCACGGACGCGGAGATCGCCGCGGCGGGGGTCCAGAGCCGGCCCAACAAGCTCACCGGTACGGCGCAGCAGAACAAGGCGGTGTTCGACGCTCTGGTGCAGCAGCTGGTGAAGGCAAAGCTC